ATGAGAGCTGGTGTAAACGAATTTTGTGGTGAACGTTTGACTCAGGTTCGTGAATCGTTAGCTATTACTAAGGTTGCTTTAGCAACGATCGTCGGCGTGTCTCCGGCGACTATCACGAACTGGGAATCAGGCAAACAGTCGCCAGAGGCGGCGAAGCTAGAAACCTTAAGCAGTGCAGTAAATGTTCCTACACATTGGTTTCTTCGGCCAATAGAAAAGTATGGTGATACCCCATCGTTTTTTAGAACTTTGGCGTCAACTTCAAAAGCAGCACAAGGTGTAAGTAAAGTGAAGCTCGAATGGATGTTCGAGATTTCTGATTTACTGCAGCATTGGTTGGATTGGACTCAAGTAAATCTGCCTATAGTAACTACCCCATATCATCTACTAGAAGATGAAGATATTGAAGAACTCGCGATGGCGACAAGGATGGCGATGGGGCTCGGTGAAGGACCCGTATCTAACGTGGTTCTATCGATGGAGAATAACGGTATTATCTGCAGCCGTGGAGACATAGGCTATGCGAAAATGGACGGTGTTTCACGGTGGAACTCGCGTGATAATCGTCCGTATGTTTTTTTAGCAAACGACAAAGCAAATGGTATTCGCAGTCGATTTGACGCTGCTCACGAGCTTGGGCATGTAGTCATGCACAGGTTTGTGGAACAGCTTGATAAAAAAAATATTGCCGAAATAGAGCGACAGGCAAATTATTTTGCTAGCGCATTTTTGCTGCCTGCTACTAGTTTTGCGCGTGAGTTGTCACATCCAAACCTTGAGAGCCTTGTAGCGTTAAAGCCTCGTTGGAAAGTCTCTGTCTCGGCAATGGTAATGCGCTGTCACCAGCTGGATATTATTGACGAGCGGGTTAAAACTAATTTGTTTAAGCGAATTTCAGCGAAGGGATGGAGAACGCTTGAGCCATATGATAATAAAATACCAATCGAACGTCCTAGACTACTTAATAGAGCTATCCAGATGCTTGTAGATAGTGGAGGAATTTCCAAGCAGGATTTATTGGACAAGCTTGGTTTTTCGGCTAATACCCTTGAGGCATTATGCGGACTTGAAGAAAACTACTTTGAAAACAACTTAAATGATCCTGGTAATTTAATACAGTTTAGAGGGGCTATTTCGGGAGGTAGTTCTAAAAAGGCTGCTGCTAAGGTTCTGCCTTTTGAGAAAAGCAAAGCGTAACTTTTATTACCTTGAAATGGGTCTTTACGGCCCTTTCAAGCATATACTTTGTTAGTTCTTAAACGATGAGCAATAACGCCCTAAAATATCACCGTCCAGTTTGCCGTTTCTGATGTATAGACTAACAACGGTTAAAAAGTTGCCGTATCGATGCGGAGTCAAGCGTAATATCAGCAAGGCATCTGGTGATAATCTCATTGCTATTTTAATTTTTCGATCTTCTTCAGTAGAGTAAATTGTCCCTGGTTGCGCAAGCTTAAGTGCTAACACTTCCTGCAGTGACTTGTTTATCTTTCGAAGCCAATGTCTATGTCTCTTTTCGATGTGAATTTGGCCAAAGCCGGCATGGCCTACTTGAAGTCTTATTGGAAGGTCCTCATCGAATCCTGTTATTGTTCCGGATGGGATGACAGCCCAGTCTCGCCGGCCGTTAACCAGCCAATAGTCGTACTTGTTGTTTCCGGTGACGGTGAAGGTATCGGTTGGCATGATGCCTCAAAGAGGATAGTATTTTGTCCTTGTTGGGTGAGAAGTTTAACAGCCCTACTTATTTGACACCATAGCCGGATTCCGTTAGTCTTGGCTCTAGGTCGTTTAAAGACGATTTGTCAACCTGAGGTAACCAGAGAAGGTTAGACATTGGAGTAAAGGCACAGTTACCCTAGACGTGCCGAACGTGGTACAGATGCTGTTCTGTTCAGTGGATCCAAGTTATTTGGCACTGCGGGCGCCGTTCCGACCTAATACAAAAAGCTGCTTCGAGCAGCTTTTGTTGTTTTTGATGCTGTTTCATTCTAGCCATTCACCCGCTGCCAATTGCTCGACGCCACCTGACGCTGGGTGTCGATGAACGCAGCCAAGTCGTGAACGTGTACTGCCCATTTGCTTTTTTGTGTATTGCCCTGGCGAAATGCTGGAATAGGCAACTCGCAACTTGCAGCTTTTCGTGCAGCTACTTTTGGCGTGCAGCCAAAATAGGACTCGCAAATTTCATCCAGAGGCAGCACGGCTTTTTCATATTCGGCCATCAGTAGAAAGACTGTATTCATGATTTACCTTCACCATTAAGCGACCGTGCTCTCATCGCTTCTTCACATATCACAAAAATCTCGCTTGGGTTTTGACCGTCTTTAATGGCGTCATCTCGAAATTGTTGTGAAAGCCCCAGACTTAGAAAATTTATAAATATTCTGCATCGAGCACTCTTAAAGTCATACCAAAAGCCGTACATAGCACCTGGCTGCAATTGTGACTTGCTCATAATGACTCCTTAGAGTTTGCCGGCTTTAGTATTATTTCTTCTAAAAGCTCTGGATTTTCATAGATGTTGCCGATGACAGTGCAGTCACACCAATGCTCACCGAGCGAATCACTTTCGCCAAAGTTGTCATGCACAACAAACTGCAGTCGGTGATGACACCAACCTACCCAGCCATGAGACGGGTAGGTTTCGTCTGGTGCGATCCAAGCCGAAAGGACAATGTCGCCTTCATAGACTTCAACATCGTTAACTATTCCTGCTAGCTGACGCTTGGCAATGATGTCCACCATGTCATAGTCAAGCGGGTCTTTCTTATTTATTAGGCGGTTTAGCGTGGTGTAGTGCTTCAACACTTCCGTTTTAAAGGTGTCTTTGTAGCGCCTAAGCATTACTTCAAACTTAACTTCTCGTTGAGTAACCTGATTCATAATGACTCCTTACCACTTATCGGTTTTCTGATAACTCTGGCCAGTCGATTTCTTTAATTTTTTCGACGATGCCGTTCGCTATGATTAAGCTAGCTTTGGCGCGACAGAAGTTAGGCAACTCCACTTGATTAAGTGCAGCAGCTTGAGCGGTGGCATGGCCACGGCTTAGATGGTCGATAAGTGCATCAATGACCTTGTCGCTGCGAATATTGGTTAGCGAGATAAGCAACTTAACGCGCTCTTCGGTTTCTGCACCTGGTACTAGTATTGTGTGTGGGTTCATGCGGTTACTCTCCAAGTTTCTTGAATCGACAGGGGCACGGATACTCTGTCTTTGCTTCTTTATCTGCTGTATCGATGTCTGCTAGGCGTTGTTTCATTTGTTCGTACTCGGTTCTGGCTGGATGCCCTTTTGCTAAAGCGTACACCCAGCTTTCAAGGTCGAGGTAGTGAGCCTCAAGCTCGACTGTTTGTTCTGTTGTTTGTGTCATATCGTCTCCTGAAGCTATTAGGCATACACCACATCAAAGGCGTAAATGCACAGCAGGTAGACGCTGATGGCGACGGCGAGTGTGAATGCGTCTTTGAGTTTTTTCATTTCTAACACCTAATATTATTTCTATTTGGAATATAAATAAAATAAATAAATATTTCAAACAGAAATTTAAAAATAGTGAAATGCGACAAAAACCAAAGATTTATTTACAAAAATGAGTAGATTGCTTTTCAAACGATACAAAAAATCCGCATATAGCGGATTAAGTGAGAGAGATTTTACTATGAAAGGTATTGGGTTTGAGTCAGGTCTTTACAGGTTAGTCCTTCCAGCCTGCATGTATCATCGGTGCGATAAATGTGAGCTCATCGAGATTTACATAAATAGGATCGATATTCCTATCTTGCGTGAACAGTGCTGCTTTCCCAGGGAGAAGCTTAAGAAACATAAAAGTGGGCGCCTCTCCGTCAACAGAAACTAAAACGGGCTTACCGTCTACAAGTTCAGCATTTGGATCAATTAAGATCCAACCGCCATCAGCGAGCATTGCACCTAAATTATCTGTAGTAACCTCGAACGCTATACCTTTTAGGCCGGGTGGTATAGTTGCTCTGTCAATAGGCGTTGCTTCTTCGCCGTTAAATATATTTATGGCGTCAGATACTGAGTAAATAGGGCTTTTGGCGCCTCCGTGCTCTAGAGCAAGCCTGCTAACGTTAAGCCAGCTTGCCAGCTTTTCCTTAAATGCATCATCAGCTTTTTGCTTACCAGATAGTCTCGCGCTCAGAGCTCCTTGACTAACACCTAAAGCACCAGCGATTTCTTTTTGGGTTATCTTCCGAGATTCATCTCGCTTCTTTAGCTCGATAAGACGAGTTGCTTCATCGTACCACGCCATAAGTAAACCTCTTGTTGCATCAATGTGTTTCAGTTGTAACTTGTTTAGCTGTTTATATTACTCCTCGAAATATTCAGTCGCAATCGATTGTTACGTATTCAATGTTTTACAGATTTTCTAAAAATATATATTTGAAATAATTATTTCCATATGTAATTATCCCGTTCAAGAGTTTGAAAGGTGGTTTATGTCGGTAGTAAAAGAGATAAGAAAAAGTAAAAAGCTCACGCAAGGAGAGTTTGCGAAGCGTATAGGCGTCTATAACCAAGGCAACTTGTCCTCTATAGAGCGAGGTCAACGTAAGCTACCTAAAGATGCAGCATTTTATTGCCTTCACTTTGCCACCGACAGGCTAGATGATTTAAAAAAAGAGGTGTATGGGGCAGATTCAAGCCCTGTGACTGCCGCAATGGCATTTGATGCAGTATGTGTGCTTGGGATTCAATTTTATCCAGCTATAAAGAAAATACTCGAAGAATCAGAAACTAGACAATACACGAAAAAGAATTAAAAACCGGGGCGGCAAGCCACCCCAGCGACAATAAAACCCCATCATAGAGCGGCAACTCTAGGGGTTCTACCGGAGGTCATTATGACAAATGTACGAATTACACACAAGGTTTGCAGCACTGCGGAGGTGTTGCTATGAACCGCTCCCCCCTATCGACCCGCTGTTTTGCCGGAGCCGGCAAATCACCCATCACACTCAAGAACGGCCAGTACTGTTGGAAAGGCTTTGAGCTAAACGCCACTGGCGCGCGCAACGCAATTGAAGTTCGCAAAGCCGAGCTTGCCAGAACGCTTAAAGACAATCGTCGCGAGGTGGCGTAATGGCCAAGTGTGTCTTTGAAATAAAAGTAAATCATGAAATGAGGGCGCTTACTGCGTTGGCTGATTCGCTTCATGGAGAAATGCTTCGTCTTCCTCCTCAGATGGCAGAAGATGCAAAGAAAATAGAGCAGAAACTCATTGAAGCCAAACAAGCACACGAAACTTTTCAAGTTAGGCCTTTTAATGCTGACTGGTTACCTACTAAAGCAGGGGCTAATAATGGCATGGAGATCGATATTATCAGTGTGCCATCGAAAGCTTTTTTGGATCTTATGGATGCCGTTATTAGACGAGATGTTGGGTACTTCAAGCGGAACAACTTGTAACCCTTGGGGCGTTATTAACCAGCTTTGTGTCGTCGGGAAACGGTGCATGCTCCAGTTTGCATGGTCTGGGTTATCAAAACCGTGCACATCATAAGCTTGTTAGCACTTACCAGGGACGGCTCGGGCGTGCGTTGTTGGCGCCCATTTTTTTCCACCTGGTGTTATTAAGGAGTTCGCTTGAGTCGCCACTTTGAAGAGCTGGCCAAAGCCGCAATATGCAACAGCGGCGTCATGAAACTCACCCTCATTGGCTTGAGTGTGGAAGCGGATGTAAACGGTGTGAGCTACACATCGATTTCAGGTTTGGCAACCTTTGCCTGCACTGAAAGTAAATGGATAAGAAAAGGACTTATTTTGTTAAAGCGTCACCACTACATATTCACAGCGACATCGCTTAAAGACATTAGCGAGCAATGCCGTTTTGAAATCACCCTAAACGCTTCGGTGTTGCAAGCAGCTGCGCCGCGTGGCTATACGCATTTAGCAAGGTAGGGCAGGTGATGATGTTGGCTCAGGAAGTTGTTCAATCACAGCGCACTCGCGGAGAGCACTGCACTAAGGTGAAGAATAGCGCTCCTAAGTATGTTGAGCCTACCCATTACAAAAACCCACCGGCATTCATTAAAGACTTAGTAACCAAGTCGCAGCTGGTTGATATGACGAAAAGCGATTCGGCCTATCATGCGCGGTGGATGAACGGTCGCCGCAAAGCGTTTTACCCTGATCGCCAGAAAGCCATCCGGGCTCTGGCTACTGTTTTTTGTCGTCACATTAACCTGGTCACTCACCAAGTTGAGCTGTCATTATCAACCGCGGCTCACATGGCCGGCTTGGCCACACTCTCAAAGGGTGAAGCTGAGCGCGTGGCTGAGGATGATTTGTATCAAGCAAAGTATTCAATCTCTCGTGCCAGTCGTGCATTTAGAGACATGGTTGAGATGGGTTGGATAAGAGCCGACCGTTCCTGGCAAGTGTGGGATAAGCACAGCGGCGTGTGGGTTGATAAGTATTACGAGGTGACACCGGTCTTTTTTGATGCGCTTGGCATTACCTTTGAGCGCGTCGAGCGTCAGCGTAATAAGCGGCTAGGGCTGTTAAAAAGCCAAGGGCTTAACAGTGGGCTTACGCCTGAGCAAGTAGGCAAGATGAGCATTAGCCAGATAAAAGCAGACGGCAAGCTTCGCTGGCGCCGCAAAGCCTTTGAGCGCAACGCAAGCCTTCGCGATAAGAAGAAACTTACTCGTCAAATGCGCGTTAAAACCGCACAAGAGCAACGTCATGTGGCCGTTAAACAAGTGATGGCCACCCTTGGCGATAAGCTTGGCACCGTATCCAAAGACGCCTTTACCGATATGGTGAACAAAGAAGTGGCATCATTGCGCTCGTTCACCGGCGTAGAGCGCCCACCTAACGAACGATTAAACTAACCAATACCCAAGCATGGCTTGGGCGATAACCCCTGCACGGTCGCTAATTGCGGCCTTTTTTGTGCCCGTTTTTTAGCATATTCAGCACGCTTTAAGATGAGTTGCGTCACTTTACCAGGGCGCGTTGTGAGTTATACACAAGAATGTGCAAGCGGGTTTTGAACAAGGTGCTATTTGCTGAGAATAATGTGCAATATTATCTGCCTATTAATAATTCAAAGAATTACTTATATCGTTCACGCTGTGTGTGAATATGATGAGCCCACTTGCAGGCCAGCAAGCTGGCCGCCGTGGTGCTTGGGTTAAGGTTGCCCATTGCCTAGCTTACGCTAGGGGGCAACTACTAGATGCTGATGGTCTCTTTTGCCTACGGCCTTTAGCCCGTTGTTGGAGACTGGTAGTGAGCAACCCTGCGGGGCTTGTCGCTGCGCGACTGTCTAGCAGGGAGTTGGAAAAGCGAACTTGTTTACGGTAGGATGAACTCATTATCAGCAAAGAAGTCTATATAATAAACAACTCCAAAGTAGGGTTGTTATTCAACAAAGGAATTCGGTATGACTAACTTTCTATCGAAACTTCTATCGGCTGGAACCCGTGAAGTAAATCTTGATAAATACGAAATTAAGATACTGGAAGTGACAAACAACAAAATTGTTTTTGATGAGAAGTCTCTTTGGAAAAGCAAGGAGGTTCAAAAACAATTCGCAGCCATTGAAGAGGAGTTTGGACTGAAACCGGCTAAGGCGAGTGATTCTTAAGGCATGGTAAGTCCCTACATTTTAATTATTCTAATTATCTGCGTTGTTGGTTTCTTTGCTCTATTCTTTCACCCGGCGGGTTATCGCACTTTAGCTAAGCTATCTGGCTACCAATCCTTCTTCTTATGTGCATTAACCGGCATGTGCCTAGTTTTACTAGGTACATTGTTATATTTGCCGTTTGGAAAAGGTGCGCATTTGTTCGCCGAATGGGCATTTTGCGTTAGCTGGCGACCTTTTGACGCACTTTTCGAAAAGGCGTATCCAACAGCTGCCATCCCAAGCTGGATAGGCACCTTTGCTGAGGTCGCAGTGCTCAGCTGTGTCATTGCTTTGGTTTTTATTCCAAAGAAAGCCTCGGATAGAAAAAAAGCTAAGGTGAAGGCATTACTTAACGATTCAGAATCGCCGGAATTCTTAGAGCTTATTAATGACTCAAACGAATTTGGGTTGCCTATATTATTTACGCTCTCGGATAGAAAAGTTTACATTGGGTATGTCTTTGGTGTGCCTACATCAGATTATAACGATGTCAAAATTATCCCGCTTGTTAGCGGTTATCGTTGTAAAGAAACGCTTAAATTCATCCCGGTTACCCCATATGTAACACTGTATAAAGAGAAACATGAAAAAGATGAAAACTATACTCTAAACAAGTACAGCGTTTCGTTACCTCTAAAAGACATTGTTCATGGACACTTGCACAACTTTGAGGATCATAAGCGGTTTATTGAATTAGAATCGGACCCGTCAAAGCATAGTAAAGGAACTATATCTAAAGCATAGAGGAATAAGCCTTATCACTTAACTGAAACCGCCAAAGAAAGGGACTTACTCTAGAAAGTGTAGGGTAGCTAATAATGGCTAAAATAATATAGGCAACATAGAATAACGGTAATTGTGTATAGACTAACTACAATGAATTCATTGGCAGGTGAAGAGTTTTTCATGACGATGTATGAAAATGCCCTGTCTATTCCTAAAAAAATAATCCAAACAAGACTTATGCAACTAGTACAAAAAGAAATGACGAAGGTTAGGAGAATGAGCAGACTCAGCTTTTGCTCACCCCCAAGGTAAGCACTTGCGTCTATAAGCCATGATGCAATGCACAAAAGTATGGATACAAAATTGATGGCAATACAAAATTTTATTTGTTCCACTATTTCTTTATCTTTTACGTTTTTGGGGGTGAGAATTAGTCATTGCTTAGAGCGTGACTTTGGTGTTATCGAGGGTCTGTAGCAAGGTCCGTTATGGTTACCCGTCCTGTAGGGATTTCGCAGTCACCAATGCAGCCACCAAAACCAATCCAAATTCCAAGGTTCCAACCTCCGCCAACACTGTAACCGCCACCAAGGCCTGAGTTGCTAGGATTAGAACTTTGCGGTGAGCAAGAGTCTGAGTTAGTTTCATTATCAGGGTCAGCGTCGTAGATGTTCGTTTTGTAGTCATAACCACGTATAACCAGTTCTGGATCACCAGAGTTATCACCTGAACTATTTAAGTAGTTGTAGATCATTTGAGAGCTCCAGCCGTTGTCTTGGTAAGACTGCGCCATCGCAGCTAAACGAACTGCTTCATCTTTAGAAAAACCGAGAGTAGCGGCTACGGCTCCAAAAAACCAATTTCCAAATGCTTCATCTGCATTATATTGCGGGTTATTTTTCAAATCAAACTCACACCCGGAACAAAATGCAGACCCTATAATTGCAGCCCCATTTGATACTGAGGAGCTGTCAATAGTATTTAAGGCTTCACTAAGGCGTTCGAAAAATTTTATGTTTCTGTTTATGTTGAAGTTGGATGGGGTACCTGGACTTTGTTCGTTACTCGTACATTGCATAGCTAACGGCGCAACGAAGAGAGACCTCTCATCCTGACAAATTCCGTTATTGCACGTGCCTCCCCCGCCTACAGGCGGAGGAGTTGGTTCTGATTCTTCTTTAATATTAGTGAGGTGAATAACCACAATAATGCTATCATCTAGCTTAGTCTGGCTAATTCTTATGTGCTTGTTTTCATTTAGATAGTTTAATGGTGAAATTGAAAATGCCAACTTACGATTAGAGCTATTTACCAATACTCCAAGCGTACCTTGGGAGTTAGAATGGTAATCAGTTATATATCGTTGACCAGAAGGTTTATTCATATCCCAGAGCCTTACTTTGCTGCGTACATTATCTACGCTAGCTATAGCGATTTTTACATCGGTATTTTCTGGGATATCATCGAATATGTAGCAGTTTTCAAAAGACTGAGACTCTTTAAGATCGTGTTCTCCTGCTCCAGAAATATCTACTGGAATACAGTCTAGGTTGTCTGCTGCATTAGCTGAGTTGAAAGATAATAATACTATCGAGCACACTGTCACGAGAAAGTGAGAGAATTTCATTTAATTTCCTTATTTCAATTATTATTAATTGCTGCAATCAAAGTAACAACCTAACTACTTTTCCGGCAAACAGATCAGTGTCTAATAGTATTGATGCGTTTGAACGTAGTCGGCACTTAGAGATGCTAGTATTAGAGGACTGACAACATGAAATGAACAGCAACATTAATAAATATTTCATTTCCAAATCCATTTGTTCGCAACTTGTTAACAAAACCGTTAACAAAAGCCACTATATTTTATGTGGTTATTGCTGTCAAATTGTGCAGGTACTGTTCAATTGAGGTTTTTTCAACATTCACTTACCCAAAGCTTTGCGTCTTATCCAGGAGGCAAGCGCTTCATCACCGGCCAGCGCTTTGACCTGCGACAACTCCTTATCATTAAAATATAGCATCACTCTGTGAGCGCGTTTTTGCTGCTCACTTTTCTTTGGGCGACCGCCTTTTTGCTTGTTAGCTTCCATGACTTTCTCTTCGTTATTTTTATAGTAAAAAACTAGTTTATAACTGCTTTAAAACTTATTCAAATCTCATTGTCTGTGGTAGAATTAACCAATAATAAAATCAAATTAATTCATTGAGTTAGTTGGCTTTTTGTGGGGGTTGAGAGTTATGTCGCAGCGTTGTTCTAAGACAAGTTTGAATAACCGAACAGAGCGATTTCTTTGCGAGTTAAAGCGCAAAAGACCAGGCGCAAAAATGCTTGGGCGTTATACCAGTCGGCGTGACCGTATTGAGTTTCAATGTGAGTGTGGCAATGTCGTAAAGATATCGCCTTATGGCTTTTTGCAAACCGAAAAGTGCCACGCTTGTCGAGAGCCAGTTGCTCCTCGAAAAACCCACTCAAGCAAAACCAGTTCTCGCTTGGCCATGGACGGTGAAGAGTTGCCATTAAAACTAATGGCGCTTAGCAGTACCCCATTAATCAGTTGTCCATAAGGTGTGTTAGTGAAAAAGTTATACGTTGTGCGTGATTGTCGTCCCCATCCAAGTTTGCTGGTCTTTCGTTTGCATCTGGTATTAGAGTCATCGCCTCATGAGGCGGTGGCTAAAATCGTTGGCCAAAATCGGTGGATATCTCACTCCATTTCTGGTGAGCAGTATGACTTTGAGGTGCAGCATGGGAATGAGCGCCCCAGTTATTGGGTTACTGGATGATAAAACGTCACATTGCCAGTTATAGCGACGCTGAGCTTAGGCGCTTGCAAAAGGCAGGTGCTCGCGAGGTGGTTGACCGTCGCTACCCTCGGTTGGTGTTTCGCTTTACCCGAACCGGCGGTAGTTGGTTTCAGGTGGTTAATAGCGTGTGGCGCAAAGTTGGCCGCTGGCCAGAAACATCAGCTAAAAATGCCATTGCGCACTGGGCTTATGTGAGTTCGAGCAACATGAACGTTGGGCAGGTGCTAACCTGGGCGCTTGAGCGTAACCAGCAAGATATCAGCTTATCGGATAAAACCCGGGCGAATAAGCGTTACACGATTACGTCTTTAATTGGGCGTCTTGGTCACCTCGAGGTAAAGCGCATCACTAAAGCGGACATTGATGGCTTGTTGTTTATGCCAATGATGTCGTCAGGGTATGCACTAAGCACCATTGAGCGTGCCTTTAAAGATTTAAAAGCAAGCTTTGCTAGGGCGTATCGGCTAAACATCATCACGATTAATCCGCTGTCTGACATGATGTTTAGGGATTTTTCAGCTTCATCGGTTAAGCCTGCTGGCACGCAGCTGCTGCCACATCATCTGTCGGATTGGCTTCAAGTGCATTCAACCGCACCGCCGGCAACCTTTGCCATGTTAGCGCTGATGGTGATGTTTGGCACACGCATTGGTGAAACCAGGAAAGCCAAGTGGGCTCATTTTGATTTGGATAAAGGGCTTTGGCGATTGCAGGCAGAGGATGTGAAGACGTCTCAAGCGCTTACGCTTCCACTGAGTGACTTGGCCATTGACGTTCTTAACTGGTATCGCCACAACTGGGTTGGGAATTTAAGCGTCTACCTGTTTCCTAATGCCGATGGTAAAGGTTGTATTTGCGCGGATGTGGCCAGTCGTCGAGTGAGAGAGATTAGCCAGGGCGATTGGTCATCTCACCACATTCGAAAGATGATGAGAAGCTCGCTTGCGGACCTGGGAGAGGATTACTTTACCTCGGAGCGCATTCTTAATCATGCCAAGAGTAAATTAGACCAGGCATACATTCATCCAAACCAACTTAAGCTGATGCGAGAAACGCTTGAGCGCTGGCATCAGCATCTAATTGATAGCGGCTTTAAAACGTCGCCGTCAGCACGATAGAGAGGTATAGATGCAAGAGTCGATTGAGGGTAAGTTACGTATTTGGGGGCGATGGGCGAGTGATAAAACCGGTACTGAATACCGTTGTGCTCTCGAAGTGAAACTACCAAGAGGCACCTCACTCACGGCTCAAGACATCGATACCGCAATGCGAGTGGATGCAGCTATTGCCAACCTCAATGTGTCTCGCTGGACTAGCGACCACTCTCTGGTATGGCTACTGAAACAATACTATATGCATCAATGCTCTTATGCTGAGATTGCTGCATTCATCAAAGCTCACCCTAAGGGCGCACAAAACGATGGTTGGGCGCTTGGCGAAATGAGTAAAGACAAAATATGGAAACTGTTGTGCCAGGCTAAGGGGTATGTGGCGGGGTGGTTGGATGCGCAGGTAAAAGCTTATTAGCCTATTTTTGGTTATTATTAGCAGTCAAAGGCTGCACGGTTGGGGTGTAAAAACTAGCGCAATAAGACGCTTAAGGAGCCTTCAATTATGAAAGTACCAATGGCGATAAGAAGGAAATACCCGACGTAGTTTCCAATGGGGATTTGGCTGCTTCGTTCCTGCATTGACTTCAGTTCCTTGAAGAGACTTAAGTAAAAATTATCCAGTAGCGATTTAACATCTTCGTTCGTAAACTCGGAGTTTATAGGGCCTTCATCAGCTAATCTTTTGAATGCTTGGAAATCACCCTCTAAGCTATCAATGCATTCTTTAACGCTTTCTCCAGTGGCCTCGTCCATTTCAGCGATTTGATGTTGTATAGCTCCTAAGTCACGAATAAAAGGCGAAATTTTTAAGGCCAACTCTTTCTGACTTAGCTCATTTGGATCCGTTTCACTAAAAAGTTTTTGTAAATCTCCAAGAATTTCCTGAAGTTTTGGCACGATCATTTTGCGTAGCCAGAACTCATCTACTATCGAGTTTTTCCTATTGCGCTCATAAAGGTAGATTGTTGTGACAACGGCTATAGCTGTAAAAAGCGGTTGAAGAAAAGACATCGGCAGCGCTAGAACACACTGCCAGATTTGAACAGATTGCGCTTAACCGCGTTTAGAAACTCTTTTTGACTCTCTTCATTGATCCCTTCGAATTCGACGTTGTTTAGAACATTGTTTATGGATGAGTACTTGAGTAAACGGTCTTCCAGTAAACCTAAGTAGAATGAGCTTGTAATAACTTGAGACTCATTAGCTTTTAGCTTTATTTTACATTGCCCATCATTGTCTTGCCCCTCAAGGAAGCGTTTTTGGGCTTGGATACCATTTTTTCTACCCGACCATAACTCGGAAGGATATTTGGAGAAATCGATGGTAATGAGGTTCATGATACACCCTCCTTTAACGGGGTAATGCTGCCATTTAGTGGAAGACGAAGATTTATTATAACGCCTGGAAAGTATGTAGTCTTCATTTCTTGGATGTATTTTGATTCTGGAGGATAGTTTATCCCTCTGTTATTGAATGGGATGTATACCGTCTCGGAACCGTCCTCTGATTCTATCTTTTTGTGTTTTGCGCTTCCATCAAAACGTAATACGGTTGAGCCAGAAATCAGGTTCATTTCACAACAAGATTTTCCTTTTCTAAGCTGCTGATATTCATCAAATATATTCTCGAACACTTCAATTAGTTTTAAAGTTCCATTGCCTCTTGTATCACTCTTACTGTTATTGGCGGAACTTATCGCACCCTGCATGGCCGCGATGGTTTGCAGCGTTGTTCGGTTAAATAGGTGCGCATTACGTTCGATGTAAGGGGATATTGTGGTTTTTGTGAACTCACTGGCGCTCTCCATATTCTGGCTAATGGAGTTGCCAAAATTAAGCATTGAAATTTCAAGCACTTTAGACGAATCATTGTTGTTCAAATAAGCTGCTATATTCCAGTTCGATGTGTTTTTTCCAGCGTGCTCTTCCGCATTGTCTAATATTTCTCCTATCAACCCTTTTATTTTATGTTGAGTCGATTCGGTCAATATTAATTGATGATCTCGTAGTGCATGGTTTATGTGATTCTTAAAGTCGTCAGCTGTTTTGCTTTTTGAATCAGAGGAGCTGGTACTCGCAGCCTCCGCTCCACGTTTCTTTCGATTGAAGACGTGTATTTTTTCAGGACGTTGGGTCAGGTGATCTGCTCTCGCATCGAGCTGTTTAATAACGCCAATACCTTTAAGCACTTCACAATAACTATCAGACTTAGGAAGTGTGCCTCTAGCAAAATCTCCCTTTAATCCTTTTTTACCAGACTTTGCTTCGTGAACAGCTATGCCGAGCAATAGCTCTGCTCCAATACAAAACTCCTTAGTTTTAGTGTGGATGAAGTTAACCCTGTACGTTCTTGAGGATGTTAAGGATTTATAGATTTTAGATATTTGTCTCAGCGTTTGTTCTGGCTTTTTGAGCAAGCAAAATGAGGGTGGTTGTTTAATCGTGAGTTCACCATTTTTGGGAGTATATTGCCTTATATTCTTGTTTATTTTTTCAAGGAACTTTCCGATAGGTGTACTTTGGAACTCAACTCCACCGTTGACGGCAAGTCTTTCTCTATCTTGAAGCTCTACAAAGTTCCTCTCTGATGTTCGCAAGTGCCTGCGCTTTAAATGCTTATTCCAGCGTTTTCGCCGGTGAGTTGGGCTAGGAGTTGCACTTTGTCGCATGTCTACAGTCCTTTGATGACGATGTGGTGTAATAAAAGCATCTTAGCAGAAAGACTACTTCTATGAACGGATGTTGTGAATTTCATAGATAAAAACGAGATGCAGTAAGAAAAAAAGCCTTTATACGGCCAGCTACAGACGTACAGTCGAATCCCAAAGGGGAAGATAGATAACAGTTCATCAGCACTACCTTCCACTTTCAGGATTCAAGTATTATGGTGTTAGTAAATTATTCTGAGCCTTGCTGGTCTAGAGAGCAGTTTAATTTGTCATCTGATAGAATTAGACAAGTTGTACTCAATGAGCCTGAACCTCCTGTTCCGGTCGAAAATATGATAGTTAACCCGTAACGACTTCCCGCATCGGTATACTTAGGAATAAAATCATCACCTTGTGTTTCAGTTGACCACTCTCCTATAAATTTGTCAGCGCTGAAAGGTATGTTGTTGTTATCTGCATCTACAGCCTTTATTAGTGTTAAAGGGGCAGGCTCACTTCCAAGGCTTGTAGAAGTTTTAAATAAGGCATAAGAGTTGTCGGCAAACTCAACTCGAATAATTTGACTATAACTTGACCAATAACCATATGCTTGCATCGACGTAATTATGAAATCTTCTATACGAACGAGTAAACTTGGATTCTCTTCGATGTAATCAGCTACATTGTTCGTCTTATAGTTAGAACCTGATAGCTCCCAAGCTGATCCAGCTATATCAGTTGGAATATTTCTAGCGAGAGTTGTCGCTAGCTCCTGACGCAAAATAACAACTTCGTTGAATAAGGCCATCTCCTCAGCCGATATTGCCTGTTCGTACGCATTAGTTTGAGGAGGGACTCCGGGTTCTCTATCGTCAATACTAATCACTCGATATTGTTTGAATATCGATTCATCGTAGTTGGCGACTATTACAATATTATTAGATGTTCCAATCTGTAGAGCTTCGTAGATAGCTATATCTTCAAATTGATAACTGTATAAGCAACTAGAGCACTCTACTAGCTTTGTTGCTGCGTTAGAATTAGAGATAAATAAAAAAGTAGCTAAGAAAACGTGTATTCCATATTTTAACATATTTTTTCCTTTTTAAATTTTTTTGAATTTCCTTTTGATATAGAAAATCTTTATCTGATAACAACTAGACGAATATCTTAGTTCAAGTTATCATTGTTAACCATATGTTAAGTGTGGTTATTGTTCAAGCCTTTTAAATGGAGAGAGAATGGGAAACATTGGTGCTTTTAATATAATTTTTGCTACGTTAGTGTTTTTTTTACCGACTTTTATAGCTTTCTATATGAAACATCCTCATAGGATCTACATATGCTTGGTAAATCTCGCAGGTGGTCTGATCGCAGGCATAGGGTGGTTTGTAGCTCTGGGGTGGATATTTTATAACCCAAAAGACAATAAGTGCGAGAAGAGCACATAGTAGATAATCGGTGTGAAAAGAAAACGGGATTATACTTAATGTTCTACAATTAATTGATTGTCGCGACGAAATGTGGTCAACTTCAGCTATGGTCAGGTTCTTGCGCTTGACAGATAGCCTCCAAGTTTCTTGGGGGCTTTTTTATGCCTGGAGCTTAGGAGTTGTATGAAACCAGAGACTGGAGCAATCGTTGTCGGCTCTGGCATGTCGTTGCCTGCGAGTATTACTAAGTCCGTAGCGATTGAACAAAGCTTTTTGCAAGCATCGTTGAGCGAGGTCGTTGCTGGGCACTTTACATGGCATACCGCAGATGTAACAACGCTACTCGGTATTGTTCTAAGTATCTGTGGTTTGGGTGTAGCAATTTGGCGAGGGTTAAAGCATGAGCGCTGAAATTTTAGTGGTTGAAACAACCAGAGAGCTATACACAAAGCATTTTTCAATCCATGAGCTGCGCTGCGGTTGCAACAGTTGTAAGAAGAAAAAACCACATAAAATAAAGCGTTCGGCATTATTAGCACTTGAGAAAGCTCGTATTGAGTCGGGTGTAGTGATGCCGCTGAGCTCAGCTTATCGGTGTACCGAGCATCCGAAAGAAGCAAGAAAGCAAAACCCTGGGCAGCATAATGCAGGCGTTGCTTTTGATATTCGCATTCGACACAGCAAGGAGCGCTCTAAGGCGCTTTTTTATTTGATGAACAACGGGTTTTGGGCTGTAGGTAGTGCAATGATTTTTTTTCACGTTGATCTGCGAGGCAGTTTCGCAGGTTGGTCCTATAGTTAAAGGAGATTTTATGAAGTGGTTAACCAGTTCGTTCATCGCAGGCTCTATATTGTTTGCTTTAGTGGCGTTCTTATTTGTGCCAGCTGCGTTTGCTGAGGTGTTGATTGAAGATGCAACCAGAAGCGCGCTAGTAACACTGTTTAGCGAGTCCACCGCTGCGTTAATTATTGCAGTAATCAGTATCATTGGTTATTCCTGGACTATGCTAAGAGCGGCATTATCGCCAGAGCTGCTAGCAAGGGCACCAAAGTTTGTTGTTATGGCTTTGGAGTTTTTAGCAGGCAACTTTGGTAAGTCCCAGAATTTAGACTCTCCGCTCGATAAGCGAAGGTAAAGTTTCCATAGTGTGTCTAGACGTAGCCCCGAAAGGGGCTTTTTTTATACCTGAGTGAAATTCAATATGATGACGAAATTAACTAAGTTGCTCGAAGTGTTGGTCATCATATTCAATTTGATTCGGAAGCAGGTTAATGAAACTAAGCGAGAACGTGCGCTGGCTGACCCTGTTCGCTTCATTGCTGGTCATGGCCAGCTGCGCCAATCATCAGCAACCTTCACCGAGCTGGCCACTCTCACTGAATGTGATTCGGCTTGCGGACGGAGGAGTCTGCATGGATGCCGAGAGTGCCAGGAAGCTCGCAACGCTAAAGGCTGAGCTCGAAAAGATTTAGATATTTTTTACTGATTACGCCGCCCCAACACCATCAACGCAGCTAACCTTCGGGATTATTAGATTGAGGGGCGGCACCTTAGCTTGGAAACAATATGCCGCCAAGGACACCGAGAGCTTGCAGACATCGAGGATGTCGCTATACTACCACCAGTCGCGAAGGCTACTGTGATAAGCATGTTGGTGAAGGTTGGAATCGTCATGCTAATGGGCGAACATCAACACAGCGTGGTTATGGCGCAAGTTGGCGCAGGCTAAGAAGGCAAGTTCTTGAGCGTGATTCTCATTTGTGTCGTATGTGCTTGAACACAGGCGTGGTTACTCCGGCGGTTACGGTTGATCACATTGTAGCTAAGGCGCATGGTGGAACTGATCACATGGAGAACTTGCAAGCTTTGTGTGATAAATGTCATAAAGCTAAGACAGCAGCAGAGCGCCTCAGAAGCCGCAGAAGCAGCTCATCCCAACGAGGTACCTAGGTACCTAAAATAACTTTTCAAAGTCACATCGACCGATTTAAGGCCCCCCTCCCTTAAATCGCTGCAGTGGTGCGCCTGAATGACCGCCGCCGAAGTCATATTTTTACGTGTTTAAAATAAGAAATCTTTTTTGGAGGTGCGATGAGTGCTTCAGTTCGCGCTTCTGGAGGCGGTCGAAAGTCTAAGCAATCCCTTGTCGGAGTTGGTGATCAATCGATCCAACGGGTTAACCCGCCGGATCAGTTGCGTGATGAAAATGCGGTCGTTATTTGGAAGCAACAAAGCAAGTTAATGATAGCTAGAGGCACATTGGCGAGAGAAGACTTACCGTTGCTGATGGCATACTGCAACAATTTCTCAATCATGCTTGAGGCAGACTCAGAGATTGCTCAGCGAGGCTTTTATTCCGAAACGGCTCAAGGTGGACTGAAGACACATCCTGCCGTGAATATTCGAAAAGAAGCGATTGCACAGATGAAATCATTGGGCAGTCTCCTCGGGTTAGATCCTTTGTCTCGAGGTCGAGTGCTTGGCACATCTGGTCCCAAAGAAGGACAGCAAGGGAACGAGTTCGATGAGTTTTAACTATGGCCAAGTTTCCGAACGTAAACGCTGCAAGCAAGTATGCGCGGGATGTGGTTGCAGGAAAAATTCTAGCGTGTCGCTTTGTAAGGCGAGCGTGTGAGCGTCACCTCTTTGATTTAAAGCGAAGCTCTAACCCCGACTACCCATACCGCTTTGACAAAACCAAGGCTGAGCGGGTTTGTCGATTTATCCAAAAGCTAAGGCACACCAAAGGGAAGTGGGCTCGATTAACAGGTGAGAACGCAAAGCTTAAGCTAGAGCCCTGGCAACTATTCATTTTCTGTTGTGTGTTTGGCTGGGTGCATAAGAAGAGCGGCTTGCGTCGATTCCGAGAAGCTTACAATGAAGTGCCACGAAAGAATGGCAAATCGGCTAAGAGTGCTGGATTTGGGCTTTATATGCTGACCGCCGATAACGAGTACGGTGCCGAAGTGTATTGTGGTGCAACGACCGAAAAGCAAGCGCTTGAGGTTTTTAACCCCGCGCGCTTAATGGCGAAGATGCTACCGGATTTGAGAGCGCGATTTGATATTGCCGTTTGGGCGAAAAAACTAACGCTTCCTGATGGCTCTAAGTTTGAACCGGTCATTGGTGATCCCGGCGATGGCTCAAGTCCTAACGCCGGCATTGTTGATGAATATCACGAGCATCCAGACTCAAGTCAGTACGACACGCTTATTACCGGTATGGGTTCTCGTGAACAGCCACTCATGTGGGGAATTACAACGGCGGGCTTTAACATCGATGGCCCATGCTACGACATGCGTGATCGCGTTATTCAAATGCTTGATGGGTTTGAACATCCCGAGCTCGATGATCCAGAGCTGTTTGGCATCATCTACACCATTGATGAAGACGTTGATTGGAAGAGTGAAGAAGCGCTGAAAATGGCTAACCCGAACTATGGTGTTTCTGTGTCGGGGGAGTATCTTCGCTCGCAACAGCTGCGAGCCTTGAAGCGTGCTCGCTACGTAAACGCATTTAAGACAAAGCACTTAAATATCTGGGTTGCAGGCAAAGAAGCTTTCTTTGATATGGAAGCCTGGAAGCGATGCGAAGATCAATCGTTGTGTATTGAACAGTTTACTACTGACGATTGTTATCTTGGATTCGACCTGGCACGAAAGCTGGATATGAACTCAAAAGCGCGCCTATTTACGAGAACCGTTGACGGGCAACGGCATTACTACTCAATTGCTCCTAAGTTTTGGGTGCCAGAAGAGCAGCTTGATAACGACGATAGGCGCCTTGCAGAACTCTTTCAGAAGTGGGTAAACGTTGGGTGCCTAGATGCAACCGATGGTGCTGAGGTTGATTACCGCGAAATCTTAGAGCATGCCAAAGACGTTCATCTTGAAACACCGGTAAACGAAAGCGCGATAGATCCACACGGTGCAACTAATCTCTCGCACCAGTTGGCTGACGAAGGGTTAACACCCATCACAATCACTCAAAATTACACCAACATGTCGGACCCAATGAAGGAGTTGGAGGCGGCGATATTAGCAGGGCGCTTTCATCATGACGGTCACCCAATCATGACCTGGTGCGTGGGTAATGTGGTTGGGAAGTATTTACCAGGTAACGATGACATTGTTAGACCGATTAAGCAAAAGCCGACGAACAAAATTGATGGTGCTGTTGCACTTATTATGGCGATTGGGCGTGCGATGGTTGCTGTAGAAAGCTACAACCCGTTAGAGGATTTTGACGCCGAGGATTATGTCTTGTGATTATTCTATTGAATGTAATTGGTTTGCTGGCTTTCACTTCGGTGGTTGCTGGCGTTTTTTTGCAGTTTGGATTAGCTATCACGCTAATGCTGGGCGGCGGAGCAGTTCTTGTTTTTTCAATTCGTGCGCTATCACTTGTTAAGCGACAAGTCGCTCGGGGGCAATGATGCTGGATTGGATGATTGAAACGCGCAACCTGGAGAATCCAGATAAGCCACTAGACTTAAGTGAAGAGGCGAACTGGTCAGCTAGTGGTGAGAGTGTCAACGAGAATACCGCCGGCAAGTTGGCTGCTGTTTATTCGTGCATTGGCGTTCTTGGTCGATCACTTGGCCAACTGCCATTGCATGTCCTTAGAAAAGTTGATGGAAAGGTAACTCGCGCAACGGATCATCCGGTTTATTATCTGTTGCACGACGAGCCTAACTCGATGCAAACAAGTTACGATTGGCGCGAAACCATTATGGTTCACGTTAATGGTTGGGGTAACGGTTATTCCCCTATTGAGCGAGACCGACATGGCACTGTGGTGGGGCTGGATTTACTGAGGCCGTGGGAGTCATCACTTTTTAGAAGCTCATCAAATCGTTGGGTTTATTCAGTGAGTAGTGATGAGTTACCGCTTAAATCAGTAAACCCGGACGACATGCTTCACTTCAAAGCCATTGGCTCTAATGGTCTCATCGGGCGCAGTCCAATTCTTCAGTGCGCCGAAACATTTGCGCTTGGTCAAGCCTCTCAGCGATACGGCAATCGGTTCTTTGGTGGCGGCGGTCGACCTGCAGCCATTGTGAGTGCCAAAGGGCAGCTGAACAAAGAAAGCTGGAACATATTGAAAACCGCTTGGAAGCAAGCAAAGCGCGCATTAAGAGATGAAGACAATAATACGCTCATGCTTCCAGCGGAGCTTGACTACAACCAGCTCACCATCGCACCAGAAGATGCACAGTTTTTAGAAACTCGAAAATTTAACCGGTCAGAAATTGCGGGCATTTATAACGTTCCCTCACACATGATCAACGATTTGGATAAGGCTACTTTTTCCAATATCTCGGAGCAAGCCATTCAGTTTGTTCGCCACACTATGATCCCCTGGGTTGTTAAATTTGAGCAGGAAATGAACCGAAAGCTGTTCACTCAGGCTGAACGTCGTGCCGGCTATTATGTGAAATTTAATTTAAACGGACTGCTTCGAGGAACATCTAAAGATCGCGCTGAGTTTTACACCAAAGCCATCCGAGATGGTTGGATGACTCGCAACGAAGTGCGGGAACTCGAAGAAATGAACCAAGCAGATGGGCTTGATAAGTTCTTGATGTCAGCTGATTTACAACCGAAAGTTGTTGGAGACAAAAATGAAAAACGTTAACCGCATGGGATTTTCTCATCAAGTTCGAATGGAAGGCGAGGGGGAAGAGCGAAAAATCGTAGGTTACGCCGCAAAGTTTAATACTCGCTCCAATAACCTTGGAGGCTTTGTCGAAGTCATTGAAGAAGGCGCATTTGATGGTGTGCTTGATGATGATGTTCGAGCACTTTTCAATCACAGTCCTTTGTATGTCTTGGGACGAAACTCAGCAGGTACGTTATCGTTATTCATTGATGAGATTGGATTGCGTTATGAAATCACACCGCCCGATACGCAGACTATTAACGACTTAGTTATTGCACCCATGGAGCGTGGCGATATTGACCAAAGCTCATTTGCGTTCCGACTACCCAGCGATGGCTATCGATGGGATGAAGCCGATGACGGTGTTTACGTGCGCACTATTACTCGCATCTCTAAGTTGCTTGATGTAAGTCCGGTGACGTACCCAGCTTACAACGATACTGAAGCAGCTGCACGCTCACTTGAGGCGTATAAGCGCAGTCAGGTGGAGAACCATAACGATGCTGAGTTGCGAATGCTTCAAGAACAGTCTCACCGAGATCGACAGTTGCAGACCCTTTAGTTCACTAACACGTTAATTTTACACATCAATCAACCGGCCGCTTCTGCGGCTTTTTTTATGGGAAATACTCTATGAAATTACATGAAATGTTGCAGAAGCGAAATAACATCGCTAAGCAAATGCGAGAGCTTAATGATAAAGCCAAAGACGAAAAGCGCGGCTTTACGGATGACGAAAACAAGCGTTGGGGAGACATGACGCTCGAACATGAACAGCTATCCGACTCGATTGAGCGTGAGGAAAAGCTGCGCAACCTTGATGATCAAGAGTCGCAAGAGCGCAGTATTGACCTTGGTACCGACACCACAGAAGCTCGCCATGCACAGCTTTTTGAGAAAGTTGTTCGCAACGGATTATCTGATTTGACCACCGAAGAGCGCGCGGAGTTTCGTGCGATGGGTGTCGGACAAGACACTAAGGGTGGTTTCACTGTTCCAACAAACTTCCGCGACAAAGTGGTTGAATCGATGGCGTTGTATGGTGGCTTAGCCAATGTGTGCCAGGTTCTCAACACGTCGGACGGACAACCGATGGAATGGCCGGTGTTTGATGGCCGTGCCGATGTTGGTGAAATGATTGGTGAAAATGCTCAATCCGGCGAAGAATCACCAGATACCGCTAACGTGTCGTTGGGTGCAAAAAAGGCAACGTCTAAGATCATTCGCATCTCAAACGAGTTGCTGCAGGACAGCGGTGTTGATATCGCTGGAATGCTTTCTCGACGAGTAGCTTCTCGACTCGGTCGCGTTGAAGCATTGCAGATTATCAGTGGTGATGGCACTGGTAATAACGTTAATGGCGTGGTCAATCAAATCCAACAGTCTCACACCGCGAACGCGGTATCAGCGGTGACCTATGAAGATTTGGTTGAGCTTAAGCATAAGGTTGACCCTGCCTACCGTATGGGCGGCATGTGTCGATTCTTGTTCAATGACGACACGTTCAAGAGCTTGAAGCTTTTGAAAGACAGCCAAAATCGGCCACTGTGGTTACCGGCCATTGCGGGGGTTGCGCCTTCAACCATTGATGGTGATCAGTTCACCATTGAGCAAGCTTTATCTAATGCTCAAGCCAGCTCGACATCTGCTATGTACGGCGACATGAATGGCATCGTTCTTCGTCGCGTTAACTACATGGCACTGCGTCGCCTTGTGGAGCGTTATGCGGATTACGACCAAACGGGCTTCATTGGTTTCCATCGTTTTGATGTGTTGCTTGAAGATGTCGCGGCTGTTGCGAAACTAAGCCACGCTGCTAGCTAACAATCACAAGCCCAGTCATCAACACCTTGACTGGGCATTTTAGGAGTTTTGGACATGGCAAAGAAAAACAAGACGGCAACACCTACGCCTGTTGAGCAAGCGCCAGAGGTTGAAACTGAGCCGACGGACATTGCACCAACGCCGGTAGTTGAAACTGAGAATGTGGAAACCACGCCGATTGAAACTGGGCAAGAGTCCGTCGTTGAAACCGAGCCGACGGAGATCGGGGCAGAGTCGGTGATTGATAATGAGCGCGAGCGGGTTGTAGTGCTTGGTATTTCGCTAGTCGATACCGAGCTTGGCAGTTTTAAACCAGGTGATCACTATCCGTGCACTGCAGCCACGGCTGAACGACTTATCGAACGCGGGCATGCAAAAGCTCATGATTAACCTTGAAACGGTCAAAAAACAGGTTCACATCGAAGATGATGACACCGAGCATGACGTATTGCTCGGTGTTTACATCTCAGCGGCAAAGAAGCATGTTGCCGATTATCTTAATCGGACGGTTTATTGGCCGGAAGATATAAAGCCTGAAGAGAGCTTGCGCCCTGAGCATTGGATGGACGCGAACGAGCCTTGCGAGCTTGCTGGCTTGCTAGTGATTGCTCATTGGTTTGCTAATCGTGAATCGGTTGTTGTTGGAACCATTACAAGCGAAGTACCGCAAGGTTTTAAGGCGTTGCTAAATCCATATCGAATCATCAACGTGTAGAGGTAACTATGCGCATTCGAGCAGGTGAGCTGTGTGACCGTTTAACTATCTACCAGCGTGAAGAAGGTACTGACGCGATTGGTCAACCGAACGTTACGCTGTTGGAAATTGGCAAAGCGTGGGGGAAAGTCGAGTACCTAAACGTTGACCGCAAGCGCGAAGCGGATCAGCTCTCGTATTCGGGAAATACTCAAGTTACGCTCAGACGACGTTCGCTATTTGTTGAAGGGCTTGTGTTTGAGCATGAGGGACAGCAAATGATAGTGGATGGCATAACGCCGCGCGGTCGACATGCGTTGGTTGCCCATTGCCATATCGAGGTTTATCCAAATGGCTAAAGACGTTATTGGAATTGAAGAGCTTGAGAAAGCGTTATTGGAGCTTGAAGTGGAGGCAGGCTGGAAGACCTTAAGAACCGCCATTAATGAAGGAGCCAAGTTGATTCAAAACGACATGGCGGCCAATGCCAACTTCAATGAAAGTAACGTTACCGAGCCTCACATGGCTGACCAGATTTCACGAGCAGTCAGGAAACCTGGTAGTCGTTCCCGTAGAGATACTGCGGCTGTTGCGATTATTGGCCCAAGAAAAGGGCATAAGCAAAAAGCGATTGCGCAAGAGTATGGTCAAAAGCGCGGCCAGATAGCCATTCCTTTTATTCTTCCAGCCCTTGAGCGCAACGCTGAGCAGGTCGTTAAAAACATTGACTCATCGCTGAAAAAGGCACTGTTTTGATTGATGTTGAATTGAAAAAAGAGCTCGAGCCTTTAGGTCTGCCGGTGTTTTATTGGCCGGCGCCACCGAGCGTTAATGACTGCATCGTCTTCAATCAAATGGATTTAACCGAAAGCGATGTTGGGTTGGCAAAGCTTACTCATCACCGCGTGAAATTTCGGGTGCAAATCTATCACCGGCGCATTCTCGACGCCAAAGCAATTGGCGAGTTGTTAGTTGCATTGCTTGATAAACGCAACAGCACGGTAGGGGATATGCCAGTGGACTATGTGTCGTTTGCCGGGTACTTCGAAAACTATCTGACAGAAAGTCGCGAATACCAACTTTCGTATGACTTCATTATTACTTTAAGAGGAAAGCTTTATGGAAAATAAGGTTGCAAAGCACGCGTTATTGCCTGGCGGTACTCGCGTATTTTGGTTGCCAGCAACGGCGTCTACCGCACCGAACTTTAGCGACACGCCGGATGCGGGGACGTTGCCGCCCGATACGACGACCGACTGGGTTGAAGTTCCTGAATTTAAGTCCATCGGCGAGCTGGGTGATGTTGTGACGAACTGGGCAGACGCTTCAGTGCTTGCAGATACTCGCGCGCAATCGGTTCCAGGTCAGCAAGAATCTGAAGATTTAGAGTTTGGCTTCGTTGATGTTACTGATGAAACCGACGGTGCAAACTATGAAAAACTGGTGATGGCCGCTAAAGCAAAAGAAGTTGGCTCGATTGGAGTAATGCTACCTAATGGTCGCGTGTGTTATTACGGCGTGCAGCTGGGCGGCTTTAAAGTCGCAGAGCTTAGCTTGACGGAAGTCATAAGCTCAATGATCCCTGCCAAGAAGCGAACGGACACTATGTGGAAACCGAAGGCAAGCAGCTAACAACACACCACTTACTTATGCCCGCTTAATGCGGGCTTTTTTATGGGATAACCAAAATGACTAAGAAAAAGAGAACACTTGCTCAAAAACTACTGGATGGTTTAACCCCTCCACTGGAGCTTAAATTACTCGGTGAAACGTTCAAATGTCGCCGATTACCGGTGCAACATTTAATTGATTTCGAGCGGTTGGCTAAGCGCCCTGAGCCAGATACGGAAGCAATCATGCGCAAGTCGTGTGAGCTGATTTTACTCGCTCTGGTGGATGAGGACGGCTCACTTTCTGAACTCTCCGTTGACTCCCTAATGAGCATGGCCCCGGCGGATGCCATTGGTGATGCGGTACAAGTTGTTTTGGGTAACAACATGGATGCGGCCGATGCGGCGGGAAAGTCTTAGACCAAACGCCATTCATTCTATTTCTGTTCAAGCTGGGTCAGGACTTAGGGGTAAAGAACCCGTTCGAACTGACTGAGCTTGAACCGGAAGTACTCGATTTTTGGATAGCGTTCTATGGGTACACCCCAGAGCGTGCAGAGCAGATGGCAATGAAGCGCGAGCTTGAGAGCAAACCCGAATCCGAGAAAATGCGGGATGTGATGCGAATATTGGGAGGGGGTTAAATGTCAACAAGTGTCGTCGGTAGATTGGTGGTCGCCATCCAAGCCGATTCATCAAAACTATCACAGGCATTCAGAAAGACGACATCCCTTTCCGTTCGGTGGTCTAAGAATATCGCGTCGGCCACCAAAGTGGTTGCTAAAACCATTGCCGGCATGGCCGCTGGTGCCGTGCTGTCTCTGGCGGGTGTGAATGCCGCATTTGCAACCATGGCAAGCGGTATTGATGAGACGGCAAAGTTTGCCGACAGAATTGCGATACCCATAGAAAAACTGCAGGAGTATCAGTACGCGGCTGGTCAAGCGGGAATGGCGCAAGGGCAATTTAATACAGCCCTGCAGCGTTCAACTCGGCGGATCAGTGAAGCGGCCATTGGCACCGGTGCGGCACAAAATGCAATGAAAGAGCTTGGCCTTGATGCAGTTAAGTTGAATGCGTTGAGTCCAGATAAGCAACTGGCAGCCATCGCTGATGCAATGGAAGGCGTTTCTAATGAGACGGATAAAGTTCGTTTAGCGGCCCAGCTTTTTGACTCCGAAGGCGTTGCAATGATCAACGTTCTTCGCGGTGGTGCTGGCGCTATGGAAGAGGCCGCACAGCGAGCTCAAGATTTGGGTTTGGTGTTAACTCGAACCGATGCGGCATTAGCAGAAATGGCTAATGACAGTATTGATAATACGGTGCAAATGCTGGGCGGTCTTAAGAATATGATCCTGGTTGGCATTGCGCCGGCATTGCAAATGTTCAACGAATGGATTGTGGGTACGGTCCAACGCTTGGGCGGCTTTAGTACGATCCTTAGCAATGTATCAGCGTGGTTTGGTTCAACCTTCCGCTACATTGTTAACGATATTCTGGCGCCTGCGTTAACCTCAATTCAAACGTTTTGGTTATCCACCAAACGTTCTTTCTATTCCATTCTTGAGGTCGGTACGCCGTTGCTTCGTGGCATTGTCGGCATTGTCACCACGTTTAGAGACATCGTCTCTAACGCGATTGGGTTCGTAGTAGCGAGAATTAATAACGTTCTGGAGCTGGTCGGAAAAGACACAATCAACTTCGAGTTTGACCCGGTGTCGGTTGATGATGTGATCCCACCAGACTTTGCAACACAAATGGCCGAACGAGCAAATGAAGCAGCGCAGGAGCTGACATTACTTCAAGAAGGCACCGTGGCCACTTGGGGAGAGATGACGGTAACGGCTGTGGATAACATGGTTGAGAACTTCACTGCAGGCTATGAGGCCATTCAGGAGCAGGCGGCTAAGTCTGCTGAAGCCCGAAATTTGGCCGCGCAAGTCGGTGGTAAAGCGGAAGAGCGCGTTAACAAAGCCACATCTAAAAACTACAAAGAAGAAATCTTAAAGCGTGTTGGACTGAATAAAGAGGGCGCTTTACGAACCGCATTGACTAACACTTTTCAAGGTATCTCTGAAGGTGTGAAGCTCGGATTTCCTATGGGTATTCCAGCGGTAGCGTGGGCAACGCTTCAAGGCTTCGCCGCCTACAACAGCATTAAGAGCATTAAAGGTATCGCGCACAGTGGTTTGCCTCGTGTTCCTAGTGAAGGTACGTACCTACTGCAAAAAGATGAAGCGGTGCTTAAGAAACAAGAAGCGCAAGAGTATCGAGCCGGCAACCTTCAAAAAACTCAAAGTAATGATGTCACTATTAACATTACAGCGACCGACGCTGAAGGAGTGCGTGACTTATTACTCAATGAGCGGACATTAATCCGAGATTTAGCCATGGAGTTTTAATGATTGCACCGGAATTTATTGCTGAGGTTGATATTACTTCAGAGACTAATACGCAACTAACAGAAGCTAAGAACATGAAGCAAATTGTTAGGCGCGGATTAGGGCATCGATGGGTTTTGCGTATTAAAACTCGCGTGTTGTATGAGCATGAGCATCGACCTTTGTATGCTCAGCTTACTGCGTTACTTGGGCGTTACGGCTCTTTTAGTCAAGTGATCCCAAGATACTCCTATCCGCAAAATGAAAGCCTAACGGATGCAAAGGTGCGAGCGTCGGTTGCATCGGGTTCCACGTCAATTCCACTAGAAGGCCTGCCCGCGAATGTGTCAAACATTATCACGGCAGGCGACTTCGTAACCTTCGACCATTCGAAAGTATACCTGGTTGTAGAGAGTGCGAACTCTAACGGGCAAGGTGAAACAACCATTCGTTTGCATACCGGACTTTATGAGACTTTAAGACCAACTGAAACCGCGGTGTTTCAAGGGGTCGCGTTTCAAGTGTGCCTAGAGAAAGATCCCATCACCCTAAAACGAAAAGCCAAGACAGGTGAGTTACTTGCGATGGATTTAAAGTTGTTGGAGCGATTATGAAAAACCGCACTCCTGAGCAAATCAGCGCGATTGAACAAGGTTGGCCAACGTATGCCTTGGTGCGCGTTCTCGGTTGGTCTGGCATTCATGCTTACACCGATGCTCCGTTTGATATTGAGTACGACGCTTCAACTTTTTTAAGTAATGGCGTGCTACTTGGGCTTAGTAACGTTAAAGAAGACGGCACGGTTAACCCACAAACTCGCGATTTAAGTTTGTCAGGCGCAACCAATGACACGGTTGATGCATACACTGACACGCGCACCATTGGCGATAGAGTTGAAGAGTTTGCGGTGTATTACGATCCCGATACGGGGTTAAGTGTTGGCGACCCGTTACCAGTGAACTTTGGCAACATCTCCAAAGTGAAATACACCGATAACCGACAGCCCACCATTGGCATAACCGTATCGTCTAAGTGGGACACGTTTGCCGGTGTGCGTTTGTGCGCAGCTAACAATACGACGCATCGCACCGCAGTTGATGATGTTAACGACACATTTTTCAAGTTCGTTCACGATGAGTTTGCAGAGACTGAATAACCATGAACACTAAAACCATTGACCAGGTCTTTGTGCCATCAACCTTAGGTGACACCACCGGCAGCATGGACGCCTCGATTATTTCATCACTTGATGATGCCTGGGCGCGTCGAGTCAAGATTGATGATACATCGAAGGCGCTTTCGGTTGTCTACGGTAAAGCGTGGGTTGAGCCGGTTCGCGTGTTTGCAGCATCGCGACAATGGTCTAAGCGTGAGAAGTGGTATCACCGCTCAACGCATAAATACTCAACTTTGGTTTCAATGTTTGCGTTTGCAACGGCGGGAACCAGCCGCAGCTACGCCGTTCGGGACATTGTGTTTGATGAGCTTCGGGGCTTTAATGACATCGCCAATGAGTTTCGTGGTGATAAGTACGGTCGCAAAAAATTCAATTATAACGTGGGCACTGGGCGTCAAACGGCAGTGCCTGAATACGTATCAGCGGCGTGCGCACCGGGCGCGCGCTTTGGTGTGCCGGTACCGTGGGATGCGGGCGCCATTGGTCAAAATGTTGGTTACTTAGAATTCGAAGCGGTTTATACCGGTTGGGATTTATTCAAAGATGAAAGTTATCCCAACATCGATAAGCTGCTGATTGAAGACGTTAGCCAGTCAAACAATCCTGCCGATTGTATCTATGACTACCTAATCGACACGTTTTACGGTGCAGGTTTTGATCCAGCGCTGCTCGATGCTTCGAGCTTTCAAGCGGTGCGCGATTACTTTGATACGCAAATCACCTCGAGCAACTACACCGGCCCTTATCTTGAGTTCAACGTCGCGTTGTCCACAGGCGATGAGTTTAAAGACAATTTAAATAAAATGTTGTCGCAAAGCCGCTGTGCGTTGGTTGATAGAGATGGCCGAATTGCCCTGGTAGTTGAGCGTGAAATTAACCCGGTCTTTGAGCTGGACTCCTCAAACATCGTTGGGGCAATTAACCTTCAATTGCCTGAAGCGTCTAATAAGTATAACCGCATTGTCGCGCGCTATAAGCCGGATTCCTTTTCAGGTGAAGAGGCTATTTTTGTATATCCTCGTTTGCCTGAAGATAGAGACTTATGGGAAGCCTGGTACGCCGAAGATGGTCGCATTAGCCAAACCGAAGTCACGTTTGATTGCATCAGCAACAAAGACCAGATTGCACAGCAGCTAGAGATATTTGCGAAACGCTCTCGCTTTGGTCGGATGCTTGAGTGTGAAGTAATGGGGCAAGCGACCTTGCTCGAGGTATTTGATGTTGTCCAGGTAACTCACGACTATTACAACCTGAACAAGCATGAGTTCATGGTTGAGTCACGTAAGCCGGATGACAAAAAGGGAACGGTTAAGCTTAAGCTTCGAGCGTATGACTCAGCGATTTACCCATTTGACACCAACCGAACCGTCGAGGATGAAAGCTACTCTCGTGTACCTGGCGCGATAGTGTGTACCATTACCGACGTGCAATACATTGTGCATCCTGATTTAAGCGCAACGGTATCGTGGGAATACGAAGCGAATGCCGATGTGAGCTTTGAGGTGTATGTTGATTCAGACGCTGAAGAAACCTCATTCACCGGCACAACAGGCTCGAATCAGATTGTGGTGACCGGTCTTGAAAAAGGCACTTATGAGCTGGTGATAACCGGCGTTGCCAATGGCAGAAATGCCGCAGGCTCTCACACATCAACGATTTCCATTTACGAGCCTGACAGCCCAATCACACCCATTCCAAAAGTCACTCATAACTCCATTGAACTTTCAGCAAGCTTAAGCCATGGCTGGAGTGTGGATGAATCGCTTCAGTTTTACATTAGTGAAACTGCTCAGCAACCAGCTAACCCGTTTGCTCGAGGCGTGAATGCGGTTGCAACCGACTTAAAGCCATCAACTAAATATTACTATTGGATCACTGCGGTGAACCGGGCGGGTGAGTCAGCTGCTGTTAGTGATGATGTGACGACGCTTAGGGCGCCAAACTTGGATGACTTGGGCGGCGCACCTGCTGACCATACGCACCCTTACGTGCCACTAACGAGGAAGATTAACGGCTATCCGCTGTCGGATGATATTTCTTTAACTAGCCTTGATGTAGGTGCAGCACCGGCGTTCCATACTCACGCGGACTACATCAAGAATGATAGTGCGGTGGTGTTTACCAATAACATAGGCTTCACACGGTTAGTTAATTTTACTGCCGGCATTCATTTAACCGGCACAGCTATTACTGGTGTGAACAAGCTCTCCTTTGAAACTGCTGGACCCAATAAGGGAGTAAGTTGGCCAAATTGGTCCATCTATGAAAGCCCTGACAATCTGACAACTGATGCCCAGGGTAACTTGCAGTTCGTTAATGGCGGCATACGTCGAATGACGCTAAAGAACGACGGCGAGGTGGACATTCCTGGCACGCTCGTATCGTATCGATTGTATGAAGGCGGCAACAGAGCCTACAGTGCAGCCAATCGGCCTCCTTATTTTACGAACGTAACAAGCTCGAGCAATGATTTATATGCAACAGCTGGCGCTGTAAAGATTGCCTATGATAAAGCTGTTGAGGCGCTGAACTCGGCTGCTGGAGTGCCGTCAACCGGTGGTACGTTTACCGGTCCATTAATTGTTAATAATGTCAGCTTTAGTGTGGGTGCGAATTTAAAGTTCGGTAATTCATACATTCAAAATCTCATTGAATTAAATCAATCTGACGTTGCTTTTATTGGTTACCTGGATTCAGTGACCTACGGCGATTTAAACGGTTATGCGACCACATTTACCTGTCGAAATGATATTGATTCCGGTTGGTTATGGCGTGGCTATGCTGATGCCTTTAAAACTGATGGCGCAATGGCGTTAACGGAAGATGGCCGGCTAACCGTTAAAAAGTCAATAAAGGTCGGTGGCTATGCTGTTTATCATCGAGGAGATAAGCCGACCGCGGCAGAAATTGGAGCGGCAAGCAGCTCGCACTCTCACAGTGGGTATGTCTCGACATCAAGAACGATTAACGCGGGCACCGGACTAAGCGGAGGAGGTTCTTTGAGCTCGAATCGTACCATTAACTTAAAGTCCGCCGCGTCATCTGAGCTTGGCGGTTTAAAGGCACGTATATCCGGAACCACGCTCTATTTGCGCAATGACGGGGGCAATGCGTAATGCCTTTGTACTTTAACGGCACTTTGATTGAGCGAGTTTTTTTTAATGGCGTTGAAACAGACTCCATAGTGTTTAATGGCACAGAAGTATTCATTAGCTTTACACCGCCCACCGTCAATTATTCGAACAACTATTTTGCCATTCCAGATTATCAAATTAGCTCGAGCAACAGGGCGTTAGTAGAGGTTAAAGAAAGTGGAGAGTTAACCATTACCTCCGGCTCGAATGTATACAGCACTACCTGGCACCAAGGGGATACGCCTCCTGAAGGTGTGTTTGAGTGGCGCGTTCGACACGTTGGCTCTGGCAATCCTGGTGGGGTAACGGGGACTTGGGAAGGCTTCCCAACGCTGTCTCACGCGATTTGGGGGCAGTTCGAAGACTTTTTCTATATCGATATACGAGAGAAAGCAAATACTTCAAACACAGATACACTAACAATCGACATTACTTAGGAGCAATTTATGTTAGTTAATCAATCTTTTACTGATCTGCATGGTAACTCAATGACAGATGCAGTTGTGCAATTGTCTTACTTGCAAAAAGCAAGTTGGGATGCCTGGACCAACGACAATGACAACAATCAATTAGAGCCTGTTACAGGCGAGGCGAACTACACGTTCAGAGTTGAATATTGGCCAACTCAAGCACAACACGACGCTGGAAACTTACCAATGAAGTTAATGAAAGGGCGTCGAGATGATACTTTTACGGTTTCGGTTGATATCGGAGAAGATCCGATAGCAGAAGTTGAGCAATACATTGAATCAAACATTTTACCAAATTTGAGTCTTTAG